GCCAATGCCTGATCGAGGCCAGGCACATACTCGCGTTCCGCCATGAGGTTCTGCATGCCCTTGGCGAACGCTTCATCCGGGATGGTGGCCGTCGCTTGCAGCTTGGTCATGGCGTCCATGGTCACGTTGAACGTGTCCGCCTCTTCCTTCTCGGAAGGCGTCCAGAGCGGAGCGAAGCGCCAGGTCACGCCAGCAGGGTCAACACCTGCCGACCGGATGAGGATCGGGTCAAGCTGCTCCAGATTCGGACGCAATTCGAGCTTCTGACCCGTCGTGACAGTGCGGTTCCAATTATCGGTGTCGTGCTGGCCCGTGGCGTTCATGCCTGCGGGTGAGCGCCCCATGAGCCGCGTGAAGGGGATATCGGATACAGCGGCGACACGCTGGTCGAAAGCATCCATGACCGCAGGAATGCCGTTCCAGGTAATCTGGTAGTCGTCCAGCTTCTCGCCTGGATCATCGTTGGCGGCGCTTGAGCGATAAACGGTGGCGTTGAGCGTGCTCTCACCCTGAGCGATCAGGGCCACGCGCTCATTGAGCTTTTGCTGACCCTCAGGGGTGGATAGCAAGTCGATCAGATCGGGAATGCCGATGCGCAGGAGCTTAGCCTTGCGCACAAGAGAGGCGAACCAAGCCTGCGTGTCGTCGGAGCGCTGAACCTCGGTGTAGACGCGCAGCAAGCGGCAATCGCCCCAGTATGCCTCCACATCGTCGATCGCGGTACCGGCGGGGATCGGATCGCCACGGAAAGGGATCACCCGGCTCGGATGAATGACCTGCTCCTTGCCATCCGTGCTGATAGTGAAGCGCTGCGGTTGCCGATACGATGGGGAAGCCAGATCCTTGTCGAAGTCTCGCGGTGTGATCTCCCAGCGCGACACGACGTTGATTGCCACCAAGCCGCCCTTGCGGATTGCATCGGGTATGAGCGGCTGATCGTGATCGCCGGCTGTCACAAGGATCAAGGCGCCGCCACCGGTGCCTCTCAGCACTTCGGCTTGCTTGACCTTGGAGGCAAGCCCAAGCCGCACTTCTTCGGCTTCCAGCAGCTCGATCTGCTCTTTCTCGGCCTGCCAGTCCCGCCATTCCCGCACCCGGTCCTCTGCCGGGATGGTGATGACCTTCCGCATCATGCCCGAGGACATGTAGGCTGCGAAAGCCAACTGGTGCGTGAAGGCGCCGGGTAATGCAGTGGTTGTCGGCGTTGTGGGCGGGAGTAGCCGACCAACAGCCTCCATTGCGCCACGCAGGCTGTCGGTGATCCAGGCCATGGCATTGAGGGTATGCCGTTGGCAGGGGTGATCTTACCGCCGTCAGCTTAGGAGGGCTGAGGTGGAGTGGTATTTGCCCAGCGCAAGCTCAGAGAGCGCATCAGCCATAGCGTCGACCTGATCGTCATGCGCCGCCCCGGGGAACATGGTCACCTCGTCCAGAAACGGACCAATCCAGGCGTCGCGATCAGGATCGCCGGTACATAGGATGGCAACATTGCCCGCCTCTGCCTGCGCGGCCGCTGGCATGGCCCGGGTGGCCTTGTCGCCGGTAGGCCGTTCCACCTTGACCGGGTAGCCAGCGAGATCGCGCACCATCTGCTCAGCTTGGCTTTTACCTGCCTGACCGGGGTCTTGCGGGAGCCGTATAGTGACGGCCTTACCATCGGTGGCCGCTCGGCTCTTGACCGTAGCTACCACCTCCATGGGCGAACCGCGCAGGCGCTCCACACCCTCAATCACGAAGAGACCTTCTGACGTGCGCGACATCAGCACGCCGGCCGTCCAGTCCGGATCGTTGCTGGTCGCCTTCTTGGTGGCGGCCAAATCCCATGCTCGAACCTTGCGTCTTTTAGCCGATGGCTCGGCCTCCAACATACGGAACCATGCTCGCTTGAACAGCCCGCCCTCACGTGGGGCAGGGCGCTGCTGTAGCTGACCAGCGGTCGCATAGGCGCCAAGAGACCGCTCAAGCTCCTGCACGGCCTTCTCAGGAAAGCGGTCGGGGAACATTAGCGCCCCGTCAACGCGGTCGCCACGCCACGTCAACCCCAGCCTGTTGTCCTCGTAGCGCATCGGTATGACAAGATGCTCATAGCCGAGATCAGCAGCGACGGCGCTGATGTCCTTTTCATGCAACCGTTGCATGATTATCACGATGGCCGAGTTCTCGTTGTTGACGCGGGAGGGAAGCGCCTCGCGGAACGTCAGCACGTCATTCTCAAGCTTCACCGGACTGTTCGCATCGTCCACGGAATGCGGGTCATCCAAGATCACCCGATCGCCACGGCTGCCGGTCATGCTGGTAAAGGCCATAGCCTCCCGGAAGCCAGTCTTATCGTTCTCGAACTTGCCCTTGGCGTTCTGGTCGCCGGTGAGGGCGAGCGGCCAAAGCCGTTGATACCACCGCGACTGGATCAGTCGCCGGCATTTCATGTTGTCACGGAGAGCCAGCTTCTCCATGTGCGCGGTCGCCAAGAACCGGTTGTGCGGCATGCCTTTCGGCCCCCACTCCCAAGCCGGCCATATCACTCCGGTCAGCAGCGACTTCATCGACCCTGGCGGGACATTCATCAGCACGCGGCGCTTCTGGCCAGCGGTGACCGCTTCTAGCCACTCGCAGATCACATCCAGCGGCCAATCCCACTTCAGTTCGGTCGCGGGCTCAAGAACGGGCCATGCAAGGCGCGCGAAGGCTGCAAGCGATTGCGCGGCGCACTCACGCTCCAGGTGATCAATCGCCTCATCCTCTAGGGCGGCGATCTCAGCGTCAATGCGTGCGAGCGAGGCGTTCACGTTCTGCCTTCAAGGCTGCAAGGCGGTCTGCACGCTCTTCTGGCGAGCGCGTCACGATCTCGGAACTCTCGACTACCAACCCGTTCAATTTGGCGGCGTCCATTACCGCGGCGCGGGCGACAGAAAGGCCAGGAGCCGTATCGATCTCCTCCGCCTTTGCTGCGATTCCAAGAAGGCGAGCAGTTACGCTTGCTACCGTCATCTGCGTTGCGTCTGCCGATGCTGCGCGATGCCTGTTGAGTTCTGCCTGAACTTCAACATTTCTCAACAGCCTCTCGCCTTGGGAGGCTGCAGTCTTCGCGCTGTAGCCCGCCTTAATCGCCGCCTGAGTGGCATTAGGCTTAAGGAGATACGCCTCAACAAACCGGCGCTGCATGTCGTTCACCGCCCATGCTCCCGCAGATAGCGCTTCCGACACTCAGCCATGCGCTTGGCTCCAATCACCTTGCGCCAGGCTAGCACAGTCGCTCGACCCCAGATGTTCTCGACGCGCCGCCAGCCATGAGCCGCGAACTTGTCAAGGAACTCGGGCGGAATCGGCTTAGGCGCGGAGGTGGGAAGCAGCTTGGCTTTCATCAGAATACCTCGTCCTCGTCGATGATTGTGAACTGGTGAGCCGCAGCGATCTCGATCATCGCGAATGCAGTTTCGCGAGCGTCAGGGGTGGCTCGGTTCCATGCTCGCAGGATGTGCGTAGCGAGCGTGCTATCCGTGTCCTCATCTGCGAAGTTCTGCCCGGTGGCATAGCGATGCTGGGTCACGTACTCGCGAAGTGCATTCACGGGCAGATGATCGGCTGATGCGCGCTTTAGCAGCGGCAGGGCCTCGTCGCGCGGCAGTGAGGCGAGTGCGGCGTGGTGCTCCACTGACAGCGAGCTATCGCGCAGTGCAGGCGGGAACTTGACCGCAGCCTTGAGCGCGTCTTTCAAGCGCTTGGGTGCGAGACCCAGGTTTTCGCTGAGGAAGTCAAACTTGGCCTGGCTAAGATGACCGGCTGTTTTGCCGTCTGCCATCCAATCAGCGATCCGCCAGTCAACATCGAGACGTTGGCGAACGAGCGATCGGCCTTGCTCAATCCAGATTTCAAGCGCAACTGGCGCCGCTTCGAAGGTTACAACCGCATTCATCCCTCACCCCGCATTGCTCTAGTCGGCTTGTGACCTGGATTAGCCTGCAACACCGTGATGACCGCCCCGTCCTCGATCACGATGCGCTGACCAGTGCCCAAGCGGATGTAGTGAGCCCCGAACTCAGCGGCCTTGTGGACCAAGGGAGAGGACAATGCCGCCCGCACCCGATCCTCCGGCCAGTTGGCGACGCGCTCCTGAAAGCGCTGGACCGCATGGTGGGTCACGTGGATCATGCCTTCCGCCCTCTACGCGCCATGGCTTAGCTCTCCTGGTGTGGGGTGGTGGGGCGGCGGTCCTTTGCATTACGGGCGAGCAACTCGATCACTGCATCCGCCGCAGGCCCCGGCACTAGGTCAAAGGCAAGGTCCGCCACGGGATCGTCGCGCAACCTGCAAGGATTGTTTGCAGGTTCAGGCGGGTAGCCAAAATCGCGCGGTTCAGTGCAGGACGTGTACTTGCCGCACCAACCGCAGGTGTCGGCGTGCCAAGTAGACCAAGGACGCGAGTGCTTGCCGTGCTTGCTACCACAACGGCTGCAGATGCATGCTGGGTAGTCGCTCACTCTCCGTCTCCCTTGGTGTTGTTGAGGGGTGGAAGCGCTAGCCAGTGCGTTGCCCGATGGAAGTTATCGTGCGTGAACTCGCTGATCGGCTTTGCTTCCTTGCGGAACAGGCCATCGCCGACCGCAACATAACTCTCCCAGAAGTGCGGCATGTAGCGGCCAATCTCGTACTCAGGCTGCGCGCTGTTAGCATTCACCGTGACGAACCAACTGCCATCCTTCGGCGCGCTCTCGATCGGTTGCCACTCCACCGCCCTCGCGCGTGCTTGGGCAGCGTGGCGGGCGAACTCCTCAGCGACGATTGCCCTACGCTCCATGGTGAGCCAACCGCATCGATCCGCCGCGTCTCGATCCGCCTGCGACACCTCCGTCGCCGTGGTCATGCTGCCCTCCCGATGAATTGCGCGGGCGCGTCAATGCTCGCGTCGAACAGGTGCCAGGCGCAGTTGTCCTTGCCCGTGAAGGGCGAGTCCTCGATCCACTTGACCCGGCCAACGCACAAAGCTGTGGCGTAAGTATCTTGCTCACCGCGTGCCCCCTTCATTCTGTCGATACACAGGCCCGCCACGCCCAAGGCGCATCACACACGCTTCCTGCTCAACCGGGTCGTTGCGAAAAGCCCGCTCACAGCGTTGGCCAAATGTGCCGCCCATTAAGTACGCAGAGGCAAATATAACTGCACAAGCAAAGAATATTATGCCCCAGACTACCGCGATGATCCTACCGGCATCACTCATTTCACAAAACCCTCTCGCTCATTGCGGTCTTCGCCAGTGTCTCGTTGAGGTCAGAGTACATCCCGGCCCGCCAGTTCTTCTCGATCTGCACCCGCGACATGCCGTTGGCGACGTGACCCAGGAAGCGCCCGTTGCCGACGCCTATGGTGCGGTCGATGGTGCCGCGCTTGATCATTCAGGAAGCCTTACAAAAGTGCTGCTGCGGAAATCGAATGTAACCTTCGCAGTTCCCCGCTTGCCAGGAAGGCCCATTCGGACCTTAGTCACAAGTATTTCAGCTGCATTCTCTTCGAAGTTCTTACGGTGATACGTCAGTCCGTAGTCTGCCTTGTTCGCGAAGTTCGCTGATCCGCTAATATCATACAAGCCTGGGATTTTGCGCGTGCCCTCTTGTGGTTTGGTCGGGTGCGCCACCAACCAAAACGCGACATCATACTGCTTGGCGAAACGCTTGATCGCTCGAATGGCGCGGCCGATGTAATCCGTCTCTGTCTCGTCGCGGCGGCGCTTGTGCTCAACCTCGTTCCAAGGATCGAGCACGATCATCTTGGCGCCATGACGAACCACCGCGATGCGAGCCAAGTCGAGGAACTGCTCGAGGCTCATCTCCATGTCCTCGTCCACCGCCTGACTGATGATGGTGAGGCGCTGAGCAAGCAAGTCATCAATGTCCGCGATTTCTTCGCCGCCGAGCTGATGCTTGCCGCACCTGGCGATGGCCATGCGCAGACCATCCCGCAGGATCGGCTTCACGTCAGTCTCAAAGCTGGCCACGCAGACCGGGAAGTGGTTCATCAGCGCATTGCCGATGATCGCGTTCATGAGCGTGGACTTGCCCATGTTCGCGTAGCCGGTGACAACAGTGAGCGTGCCGGGCACGATCTTGATCAGATCGTTGATCGGCTCGACCCCAACTCCGTAGGCAC